TCACGCAGCCCTTTTTCTTTTGGCGGTGGGGGATTTCTTGCCAATGTTGGCCAGAGCCTCCCCAATGGTCCCGGTAGCCAAGTGCGCGTAGCGCTTTGTACTCGCCGCCGACTTATGCCCAAGCACCGCGCCAACGGTATACAGATCGACCGAAGAATTGATCATCTCGCTTGCTGCGCTGTGTCGTAGATCGTGGAAGCGAAGGTGGTCCATGCCAACTGCCCGCGCAGCCTTCTTGAACTGCTTGCTCATGTGCCACTTGTCGCGCATGGCGACCGTCGACGCAGCCCGCGCTCGGGGATGGATCGGCACGAATCTCGGATTTCCATTTTTCGTGTCCGGCAACTTGAACAGACCATCTTCCCGGCTGGCGCTCACCACCTCGCCCAGTCGCATGCCGCTGTAGAACGATACGCGTATCGCCGCGCGCGTGGCCCTGCATTTGCAGGCGCGGGCGATCATCAACATGCCGCGTCGGTCGGTGTAGTACTGGCGTTCGTTGCGGACCGTGGGCATGAGCACCCGGGCGCCGGGGTCGTGCTCCGCCATCCCGTGGCGCTTCCAGCCGTAGCGGCACGCGCTCACGAGATAGCATTGGATCCGCACGGGGCCACCAACTTATCGCATCACCTGGACGAGGAGGGGCTGACGCCCATCACCATCGTCCAGAACTACCACAAACATGAGCGATCCGATGAAAGAGCTGGAGGCCGCGATCGCCTCGGGCCGCTTTCACCACGACGGCAATCCGATCATGACTTGGCCGGCGAGCAGCTGGTCGAGTCCGAGGACTTCAAGGTGCTCGCGATGCGTGAGCGCGGCATCGCCCGCCTGGGTCTGAAAGCCGTGACCAACATCACCAGCGCAATCTCTGGCACGGGCGGCGTAGGTTCCGCCATTGTCGCGGACCGCAGGCCTGGGATCCTGCAGGGCCCTGATCGCCAGTTCACCATCCGTGACCTGATCATGCCGGGGCGAACCGCCTCCAACTCTATCGAGTATGTCCAGGAGAGCGGCTTCCAGAACATGGCGGCCGCGCAGGCGGGCGAGGGTGCGGCCAAAGCTCAATCGGATCTTTCGTTCGAGCTGAAGAGCACCCAGGTTCGTACTCTGGCGCACTGGTTCCGGGCTTCGAAGCAAGTTCTCTCCGATGTTCCGCTGCTCCAGAGCTACATCAATGGCCGCGCCATCTATGGCCTGAAGTATGTCGAGGAGGAGCAGATTCTGGCTGGTGACGGCACTGGCCAGAATCTCCTGGGCCTCATTCCGCAGGCGACGCCGTTCAATGCGGCCCTGCGCAAGGCCGGAGACACGCGTATCGACACGCTCCGACGAGCCATCCTGCAGGTGCGTATCGCGGAATACCGCGCGTCGGCGATCGCGCTCAACCCGGTCGACTGGGCTGAACTGGAACTGCAGAAGGATTCGACCGGCGCCTACATCTGGGTCAACGTGCAAGAAGGCGGCGTCCAGCGCATGTGGAAGCTGCCGGTGATCGACAGCAACGCCGTGCCCGAAAACGAGTTCCTCGTCGGCGCCATGAACATCGCGGCCCAGGTCTTCGACCGCGAAGAGGCGGCTGTCGAGGTGTCGACGGAAGACGGTGACAACTTCCGCACCAACATGGTGACGATCCGCGCCGAGGAACGGCTGGCTCTGGCGGTCTACCGCCCCGAGTCGTTCGTTCACGGTGAGTTCGAGACCGATTAACGGACTCCAACGTCAACGCAATGGACTGCGCCCGGGCAACCGGGCGCAGACTCAACATGACCCAGATCGAAGTCAAGACGTGCGCCGGATTCATCAATCAGGGCGTGTATGCCAAGCGGGGAGCGACTATCACGGTCGACCTCACCCGTGCTCGTGAGTTGCGCCTGAATCGCTTGGTCGAGCCCTTCGACGAAAGCAAGGTCGTGAACGGTGGCAGCCAAACGCACGGCCAGCAATCCACGCCTGCCAGCGGCGGGGAGAAGGGTGGTCCGCCCGTCAAAACGCCGCAGGCAGAAAAGCCGAGTAACAAGCGGCGCGGCGACCCCCAGAACAAGGGTGCCGGCGACTCCGGAGGTGACTGATGGGCCTCGTTTCGCTGGAGCTTGCCCGCAAGCACCTTCGATCGGACAGCGACGGCGACGACGAGCTGTTGATGGTGTACATCGCCGCAGCTGAGCAGGCCGCGATCGAGTACATGGACCGCGATGTCTATCCGGACGCCGATGCCCTGGCCGCCGCCGTCGCTGCCGGCACCGCTGGCGAGGCCCCGATGGTGGTCAACGACGCCATCAAGGCCGCCGTGCTGTTGACGATCGGTCACCTCGACGCCAATCGCGAGGACGTGGTCGTCGGTGCGACCGTGGCAGAGCTGCCCCGCGGGGTGCGCTCGCTCTTGCAGCCTTACAGGGTTGGGATGGGGGCGTGATATGCGAGCAGGCAGTTTGAACCGCCGTGTGACGGTGCAGCGCAAAGGCTCCGGCCACGACGCATGGGGACAGCCTCTGCAGGAATGGACCGATGTCGCCACCGTCTGGGCCAACGTGCGCGTTATGAGCGGGCGAGAGGTGGGGGCGGCGGGTAGCGTCGAGTCCATCGCCTCTGCGAGCGTCCGGGTGCGTTATCGCAAGGATTTCAGCGCCGGCATGAGAGTGCTGGTCGGCGACATTCCCTACAACGTCGTGGCGGCACTTCCAGACGAGCAGCGCCGTGAGTTCCTGGACTTGGCCTGCGAGATCACCACATGAGCCGCCGGCGTCCTGTCCTGTCCGGCCGTCGCACTGCGACATTCGATCTGGACACCTCCGGCCTGGAGGGCCTCCTTGATGAACTTGGGGCAGAGGCGGAGGAGGCCATGCGGCCGGCCGCGCAGGCGGGGGCGCAGGTCCTCTACGAGGAAGTGCAACGGAACGTCGCTGGCATGCGGCGTGTCTCGGGAAACCTCGCCCGCGCCATCTACCAGGTCTACAGCAAAGAGAGTTCAACAGAGGGCCGGCAGGCCGTCTACCACGTCAGCTGGAATCACAGGAAGGCACCCCACGGCCATCTCCTCGAGTACGGCTGGATGCAGCGCTACGTGTATGCGCGCGACGAGCGCGGCCGCTTCTTCCCTCTGGTCCGCCCTGGAATGGACGGCACGAAGAAGCCCCGGCGCCGGGCGAGTCAGGCTGAGAAGGACGCGTACTACGTGCCGCTACCCACTCCCCGGCACATGCCGGGCAAAGCCTTCGTGCGGCGCGCGTCTGTCGCATATGGGCGCGCCATGGAGGCCGCCGAGAACGAATTGAAGCGCCGGATCCTGGCAAAGGCCAAAAAATGAGTCTGGAATCTGACCTGCAGCAAGCGCTTGCCTCCGTCGTCGCCCGCGTCTTCCCTACGGTCGCACCTTACGAGACTGCGATGCCGTACGCCGTCTGGCAGCGCATGGGCGGAGATCCCGTGCAGTTCTTCGACGGCCGCCTTGCAGATAGGCGACACGCCGAGGTGCAAGTTGAGGTCTGGGCTGCCACTACCAAGGAAGCGAGCGAAGTGCTCGCCGAAATGGTGAGTGCGCTGCTCGCCGCGCCGGCGCTGACCGTGACAGTGCGCAGTGAGCCGCTCGACTCGTTCGACGATGCCGACGAGCGTCGCGGCGTCCTTCAGTCGTTATCCATTTGGGGCGATCGCTCCTAGACATTTTCACCCGCTTTCAAGGGCCGCCTTCGGGCGGCCCTCTTTCGTTGCCGCCCTCGGGCGGCTTTTTTTCGCCCGTCCAGGGCAACACCTGTTGAGAGGCCCACATGGCTATTCGATTGCCGGACGGTGCGACCGTCTTCATTGCCACCGGATACAGCGCTGCGAAGACGCTCTCCGAAATTACCAACGCTAACCCCGGCGTCGCCACTTCGGCCGCCCACGGCCTGACCACGGGCGACTACCTCGAGCTCAAGAGCGGCTGGCAGAAGATCAGCGAGCGCGTCTGGCGGGCCGGAACCACCACCGCTAACGCGATTCCGCTGTTGGGTGCGGACACGTCCGACACTGGACGCTTTCCGGCGGGCTCCTCCGGCGGCACTTTGCGCGCGATTACCGCATGGACTCAGATCACGCAGATCCTCGACGTCCAGACCCAAGGCGGAGACCAGCAGTTCTGGACCGGTTCGTTCCTCGAGGACGATTTCGACCGCCAGTTGCCGACTACTACGAGCCCCCAGTCCATCACGCTCGGTATCGGCGATGACCCGACCCTCGCCGGCTATCAGGCCCTGAAGATCGCTGGCGAACGCCGAGACAACCGGGCGCTGATGTTCCGCCTGGCGGATGGTTCGGTGATTCTCTACAACGGCATCGTGTCGTTTAACGAGACCCCGACGCTTACCAAGGGCCAAGTGATGCAGGTCACCGCCACTTTCTCCCTGCAAGGCCGCCCGGTCCGCTACTCGGCCTGAGCCTTCTCGCAACCCTATGGTCCGCGCGCTCGCCATGGGTGGGCGCGCGTTCGTACACACCCGGATCAAATCAAATGGCCAAAATCGTCCTGGGCAAACGCCCGAAGTCGTTCACCCGCAAAGTCACCTTCCCGATGCTCGATGGAACTGAAGGCGTCATCAACTGCGTGTTCAAGTACCGCACGAAAACCGAGTTCGGCGAGCTGCTCGACAAGCTGGGTGCCAATGTCGGCGCCGCAGTGGACACCGAGAAGCCGTTCTCGCTGTCCGACTTTTACGGCGGCGTGAACAAGAAGAATGCGGAACACCTCCTCCAGATCCTGGAGGGCTGGGACGTCGAGGCTGACCTGACGTCGGAATCGGTGGAGCAACTGGCCGACGAGCTGCCCGCCGCAGGGGCCGCGATCGCCCATGCCTACCAGCTCGGAATTGTCGAGGGGCGCCTGGGAAACTGAGGGCAGCGGCTCGGGCCTTGTACGAGACGCCAACCTCCGCAGAGGAAATGGCAGCGTGGGGCTTCAAACCCTCCGACTACGCCCATGAGGAGACCGAGGTCTGGCCGGAGAACGAATCGGCGTTTGACCTCTTTCGATCCCTCGGAAGCCAATGGCGCATAGGGGCCTGCGGCCCCACGGGTCTTGATCACAACGTGCTGCTGCTCAGGCTCGACCGCATGCTGATCGAGGGCGACGTGCGCGAGCAGATCGACGCGGACGTTCGGGTCATGGAGGCCGAGGCGCTTCAAGTCATGAATGAAGAGCGCGAGCAGCGCGAGAAAGCGGCAGCTGCGGCGGCTGCGTCGAAACGATAGGGCGCTCCGCCCCGCAATCACCTGGATTTACCCAAATGGCAACTGAAGATCGCAAGGCGCAGCTAAGCTTCGCGGTGGATGGCTCGCAGGTGAAACCTGGGCTCGAGCAGATCAAGCAGGACGTCCGTAACGCCGCGAAGGACATCGCGGCGGCCGGAGAGGCGGCCGGCAAGGGCATCCAGAAGATTGGCGAGGGTGCAGACCCGGCAGCGAAGGAGGTCGATCGTTCGACGCGGTCGATCATCAACTCGATCCAGCGCACCACGGCGGTCGCGGAAGCGGGCGCCACTGGCACGCGCAAGTACTTCGAGGCGATGGCGTCCCAGCGTGGCGTCTCTCTGCAGGCGATCGAGCCGAGCCTGCGTGCTCTCGACGCGGTCAAGGCCAAGCAAGACCTGGCGGCGGCGGCCGCGCGTTCGGCGGCGCCCGCCTTCGAAGACCTGGGCATGTCGAGTAAGGCCCTGGCCGCGGCCACGCGAGGTCTACCTGCCCAATTCACCGACATCGTCGTGTCGCTTCAGGGCGGCCAGCGTCCGATGACCGTGTTGATGCAGCAAGGCGGCCAGCTCAAGGACATGTTCGGCGGCATCGGACCGGCCGCGCGTGCCATGGGCGGGTACGTGTCGGGCCTGATCAATCCGTTCACGCTCGCCGCAGCGGCAATCGGCACGCTGTACGTGGCATACAGCCAGGGCGCAAGCGAATCCCAAAAGTTCGCACGAACTTTGATCGAAACGGGCAATCAGGCCGGGGTGACCACTGGTCAGCTCACCTCGATGTCGCGCTCGGTCGCTGGGATCGCCGGAACGCAGGGCCGCGCGTCGGCGGTTCTCGAGCAGTTCGCGCGTACGACGAAAGTGGGGGCCGATAACTTTGTTCAGCTGTCTGCTGCGGCAGTGCAGTGGGAGAAAGCGACGGGGGCCGCGGCTGAGGATACGGTCAAGGCTTTCGAGGAGATCGGGAAAGCGCCGGTTGAAGCCACGCTCAAGCTGAATCAGGGAATGAATTTCCTGACTGAGAGCGTTTACGCCCAGATCGTCGCGTTGGATCGTCAAGGGAAGGCGGCGGAGGCGGGTGCGCTTGCGCAGCGCACCTACGCCGAGGCGCTGATGACCCGATCGCCCCAGATCGTTCAAAACCTGGGCTACCTGGAGCGGGCCTGGCTGGGCGTTAAGTCTGCTGCGACTGGCACCTGGGACGCCATGCTGAACATCGGGCGTCAAGACACGCTCGATGACGTGATTGCAAAGAAGGAGCGCGATGTTCGAGCCAGGGCGGAGAACATGCGCTTGGCTCTGGGCCAAGGGCCCGACGTGAAGATCTCGCGGAAGGAGCAAGCAGCCTACGACGCATCTCTCCAAGAGCTTGCGGCTTTGCAGGCCAAGGCAGCTGCCGGTGTCGCCGAGGTGCAGGCGGACAAGGACCGTAAGGCGGCGCTGGATCTCGCTGAGAAGCAGACGGCGTACATGTCCGACATGACGTATGCCTCGAAGACGTCTCAACGCGCGAAGGAAACGGAAGAGGAGAAGAAGAAGTTCGCCGGTTTGATCAAGAACCTGCGGGAAGGCACATCCGAGTACGAAAAGCTCTACGCGAAGCATAAAGAGAACCTCAAGGGCATCGACGACAAGTTCAAAGAGAAGGCGGCGACCGGTGGTGTAACCGGCGGATCTTTGAACGAGCTGGCCCAGCTGGCGGCGAAGACGCGGGCCGAGCGTGAGCGCACTGACGCGCTTGCGCAGACTGTCTACCAGACCACGCAACTCAATGAGGGTGAGCGCCAAGCGCTCACCTACGCGGAGAAGCTCAAGACAGCAACAGACGCGAAGACAAAAGCCTCGCTGCAGTCGGCCAAAGCGGCAGCTGAAGAGCTGGGCGTGCTCATTCGCGCCAATGACCTGCAAGAAGAGTTCCTCAAGACGCGCGAGAAGGAGTATCAGGATCGCCAGCGCGAGATTGCCGGGATCAACGACAAGGCAATCGCGGTTGAGGATGAGGTGGCCATGTACGGCCTGGGAAAGGCCGCTGTCGAAGCGATGGAACTCGCGCGCTTGCAGGAACAGCGCGCGGTCCTCGCAGGCTTCGAAGGGTCGGAGCGGCTGGTCGAGCAGATCGACAGAGAGATCGAGGCGCGTAAGCGGCTTCAGGCCACTTTGGCGGAAAAGGGCATCCTGGACGCGCAGAAGAAGGCCGTCGAGGAGGCGACGCGCGAATGGCGTCGCGCCAGCGACCAGATCGAGCAGTCGTTGACCGACGCGCTGTTGCGAGGGTTCGAGTCGGGCAAGTCGTTCGCGGAGAACTTCCGCGACACGCTAAAAACATGTTTGCGACGCTGGTGCTGCGCCCGCTGATCCAGCCGATTGTTCAGGGGGCGGCGTCTGCATTCGTGGGTGCCCCGGCGGCCCAAGGCTCGGGAGGTGGACTACTGAGCAGCCTCGGTAGCCAGTTGGGCTCGAAGGGCCTGACGTCCGAGCTCTCAAGCGCTGGTTCGTACGTCTACAACCTGTTCAGCGGACCGGTAACCTCGGTTGGTAATGGCGTGACCATTGGAGGGGCTGGCAACGCATTCGGATCGCTGGACCTGTTCACCAACTCCGTGGGGACGTCCGCCGCGCAGCCCGGTGCCATGGGCGCCGTGTCCAGCAATGGCATCTCGGGGCTCGCCGCCGCGGGGTATGGCATTGCCGGCAGCTATCTTGGCGGTGCCCTCTTCGGCAACAAGGGCCAGTCCAGCACGGGCGGGGGCCTAGGCGCGGCGGCCGGCGCGACGTATGGCGCGACGTATGGCGCCTACGGCGGCCCCATCGGTGCAGCTCTCGGCGCGGTAGCCGGTGCCGCTCTTGGGTCGATCATCGGCAGTGCTGAGTCGCGCAAGGGCGGCTTCTACATGTGGGACGCTGGGTCCCAGACGCCAGCTCGTCAAGGGTGGAAGGATGGAGACCCGGGCGCCGAGGTCGACAAATACGTCGGCGACATCATCAACGGCGCGGTGAAGTCGATTAACAGCGCTTTCGAAGGCGTCGGGTCGAGCGCGCAGCTGACGTTCTTCTCGGCGCGTGCGGAGACGTCGGAGAAGGGGCGAGGCGGCACGTCGTCGGGCGGAAGCCTCACGGGCGTGTCCGGCGCCGACCGCGATTTTGGCACCCAGAAGAAGGGGCAGGGATTCGGCGAGCGCTCCGGCGACATGGAAGAGATGCTGGCGTGGCTGACCACCGACGTTTATCAGACCATCATCCAGGCCTGGCAGGCGGGCGCAGACGAGTTTCCCGACATCATCCGCAATATGGTTGCCGGCGTCGATGCTGACGCGCTGTCGTCTGAGCAGGCGCAGGCGCTGGTGGCGCAGGTCCAGCAGACGATTGCGGGCGTCAACCAGCTGCGCGAGGGGCTGAATGGCCTGCCGTTCAAGAACCTGCGTGACCTGTCCTTCGATGCGACCGCGGCCCTGGTCGAGCTGACTTCGGCGGTTGGCGGGTTGGAAGGCCTGGCCGCGCTTCAGCAGTCGTACTTCGAAAACTTCTACTCGGAGGAGGAAAAGCGCGCGCAGGCCATGTCGAACATGGAAGTTGCGCTCGGTGCTGTGGGTCTTGCCGTACCGAAGACCATCGAGGCGTATCGCCAGCTGGTCGATGCGCAGGACATGACCACTGATTCGGGACGCAAGGCCTACTTGGCACTGCTTCAGACGAGCGATGCGTTTGCGACCTACACGCGAGCTTTGGAGGAGCAGGCCCAGGCCTCTCGGCAGAGCGCAATGGGGTTGTATGACTCGTTGCTCGGCAATGTGAGAGCCGCGTACGACCGCGAGTCGGCCCTGCTGCAAGACCGGATCAACAAGGCCGAATCCTACTTCCGCTCGCTGGGCACCTATCTGGATTCGCTGTCGCTCGGCAACCTTTCACCGCTGGACAACGGCCAAAAGCTGGCGTTGGCGCGAAAGCAATACGAGGACACGCTCGCGAAAGCGCGCGCCGGTGACACCGACGCTCAAGGGCAACTGACATCGGCTGCCCAGGAGTTCTTGGAAGCCTCCCGTAACTGGAATGCCTCGTCTGGTGACTACGCGGCCGATTTCGCGAAGGTGCAGGCTGACTTGGTGACGGCTCGTGCGGCGGCGAGTAGCCAGCTGACGCTCGCCAAGCAACAGCTGACCGCCCTGCAGCGCCAGGCCGATGGGATCCTGAGCCTGGACGAAACCATGATGACCTTGGCGGACGCTGTTCTGGCGTACCTGAAGGCGTTTGGCGACGGGCGGAACTACATGACGCTCAACCCGGACGTGCTCGCCGCGTTCAAGGCGGACTCGGGCGGCATGAGCATGGCCGAGTTCGCGCGGTTCCACTTCGAGAACTACGGCTTCGCCGAACAGCGTGCCGGCGCGCCGGTGGCGCAGGCCAGCGACGCTCAGCGTTATCTGAACAGCAACCCGGACGTCTATCAGGCCTACCTTCGCGAGAAGGAGGCCGGATACGCGGGGTCGGCAGCCGATTTCGCGCGCATGCACTTCGAGAAGTACGGCCGCAAGGAAGGGCGCTCCTTCGCGATCGGGACGAACTTCGTGCCGTATGACATGACGGCTCAGATCCACCAGGGGGAGCGAATCATCCCTGCGGCGGATAACCGGGCCCTCATGGCCGCGCTACGTTCGAGCGCGGACGATCGTGGGGAAATCGAGTCACTGCGCCGCCAGCTTGAAGATGTGACGCGTCAGCTGGCCGAGGTGGTGAGGATGCAGGGCGCACAAATCGCCCAGCAGGCCGCCATCGCTGATCAGGACGAGCGACTCATGTCCGAGCAGACCGAAGAGATCCGGCGCGGCAAGTCGCGGCTGTTGCCGGCATAGGAGGACGCCGTATGGCAGTTGCGATTGAAGTTGAGGCGCTGCACCTTGCCAGTGGCGAGGTGCGGACCCTCTATCTTGCGACGGAGGGGCACACGACTCGGCCGGACGACACGCCGGCCAACGTGTATTTCGAGCCGCGCATCAAACGGGTGCCGGGGCTTGGCCGCGTGATCTTCGAGGGGGCGGCCGTGTACGGCGCCAGCCGTGCCAGCACGGGCAGTGTGGAGCTGGCCAACACGGACGGTGCGCTGGACGACCTGGTGACGGCATACGCCTTCGACGGTCGCCGCTTCACTGTGCGCTCGGGCGAGTGGACGGCGCGGTATGCCGACTGGGTCGTCATCATGTCGGGCACGTTGGGCGGCGTGACGGTGAGCCGATCGGTGCTGCAGCTGCAGATCAAGGACCGCCTGGCGGATCTCGATAAATGGGACCGCCCGACCTATGCGGGCACGAATGTGGCGCCCAACGGGCTGGAAGGCACCGCGGACGATTTGAAAGGCCAAGTGAAGCCACGCGTATACGGCCGCGTCGCCAATGTGCAGGGCAAGCTCGTGAACGCGTCGAAGCGCATCTACCAGGTGAGCGATCAGGCGTGCGTGGTCAGCGCGGTTTATGACGAGGGCGTATCGCTCACCCGTGGCGCGGACTATGCGAGCGCGACTGACTTGGAGGCGACGCCGCCGGCAGCCGGCCAGTTCCGCACTTATCAGGGGTACTTCCGTTTGGCGAGCGCGCCGGCGGGCGTTGTGACGGCAGATGCGGCGACGGCTGAGGTGCGGCCGACGCAGCTGCTGCGCCAGATCGCGCAGGACGGCGGGCTGGCACCGGCCGACATCTCGTCGGACGTGCTGATGAACGCGGCGCCAGTCGGTGTGTATGCCGACTCGGAAGCCGCGCCTCGGGCGCTGATGGACGCGGTGGCCGCATCGGTGGGCGCCTGGTACGCCTTCGATCGCTTCGGCGTGCTGCGCATGGGCATCCTCACGGCGCCCAGCGGCACGCCGGCGGCAACGTGGGACCGGTCGGCGCTCGTCTCGTGCGAGATCAGAACGTCGCTCACTCCGGCCTGGCGGGTCTCGCTGCGGTGGGGCCGCAACTACACCGTACAGACGCGGCTCGCCACCTCGGTGCAGGCCACACCAGCGCGTGTCAGCTGGTTGGCCGAGGAGTACCGAACGGCCGAGGTGAAGGACGAGGCCATTCGCACGCCCTGGCCGAGCGCAGACGAGCTGACGCTGGACACCCAGCTGCACGCCCAGGCCGACGCCGAGGCCGAAGCCGCGCGCATGTTCGCGCTGCATTCGGTGCGGCGTCACCTGGTAGCGGTGCAGGTGCCCGTGTCCCAGCTGGGCGACGTGGACCTGTCCGACGTGGTGGCGCTGGAGTATGGCCGATACGGCCTGAACGGCAAGGCCATGGTCGTGACCGGAATCGATGCGGGCTACTCGAGCGGGGTAGCCGAACTGACCCTGTGGGGATGACGTGGGCAATGTGACTTTTATCTACCCCTGCTACAGCGACAGGGGCACGGTCAGCACGGCCGGAGCGGCCTGGCGCACGCCGTTGGCGGCCATGCAGGATCCGCGACTGTCGCGCGTGGCACGCTCAGCGACCGTGGCGCCGGCGGATACCGCATTCGACGTCGACCTCGGCGAAGCCCAGGCGGTCGCGGGCGTCGCGCTCGTGCGGCATAACCTGTCGCTGGGCGCGCGCTGGCGCGTGCGGATCTCGGGCGTGCCTGACTTCGCCACCTCGTTTTACGACAGTGGCTGGCGGCCGGCCTGGAATCGGGTGTACCCGTGGGGCAATGTCCCCTGGGGCTCGCCCAACTGGTGGGACGGCATGCTCAGCGAGCGCTACCGCCGCGGCTACCCGTCGCTGTCTGTGATGCTGCAGGCGGGCTCGACGTTCGGCCGATACCTGCGCATCGAAATCGACGATCACACGAACCAGGACGGCTACATCGAGATCGGGCGGCTGTACGTGGGCGACCGCTGGCAACCGAAGTTCAACGCGAGCTACGGCGCGAGCCTCCAGTGGGGCACCGAGTCGAGCTCGGACCGCGCGGTGGACGGCACCGAGTATTTCGACCGGCGCGAGGGCCTGCGCTCGGTGACCTTCGAACTGGCCCGCGTCACGCGCGAGGAGGCGATGACCCGCGTGCTGGAGATGCACCGCGTGCTGGGCGTCGATCAGCAGCTGCTCTTCTTCCTCAATCCCGATGACTCGGAGAATCTTTTGCGCACCTCTTTCCTCGGGCGTCTGAGCAAGCTCAACCCGATCACATACCCCCATTTCGGTGCGAACTCCACCGGCTACGAGATCAAGGAAGCGCGATGACGCAAGCCACTGTCAACGGCAATACCTACAGCGACGATGGGACGTCCGAGCGCGACATGCGCGGCTACGGGTACACCACCTGGTTCTTCCCGCTCATCAACGACTTCCTCGAAGAGGTGGTGGCGACGCTCGCGCAGATGCAGGCAGACGTCGAGTCGGCCGACGAGGCGAAGGCCGCCGCCGGCACCGCACGCGACGAGGCGCAGACGGCGCGCTCGGCGGCACAGAGTGCTCGCAACCAGGCCGGCGTGCATGCGGGGAACGCGAACGATGCAGCGTCCTCCGCGGCTGGCGCGGCTAACACCGCGAACAACGCGGCGACGGCGGCCGTGAATGCCGCAACCGCCGCAGGCCAACAGGCAACGCGGGCCGAGCTGGCGGCCGAGGCGGCGGAGGAGGCCGTCGTGGGCGCGCTCATTAATGACCAGGAGGCACTCAAGGACAAGACCTACTCATCCATTGAACTGGAAAAGCGCTTTGCCGAGTTCGCCCAGCTGAAGCGCCAGGGCTTCACGCCCATCAGCGGCGTGGGTCCGCATCAGCTGGAGCGGGGCAAGAGCTACGCCGTGTTCTCCCTCCCCGGAGCGGTCTCGGTCATGGTTTGCCCGACGGCGCCGGCTGACGGGGACCGGTTCTGGCTGACCGATATGACGGGCAGCTGGTCGGACAGCCCGCCCCAACTCCAGCGCAATGGGCAACTCATCATGGGCCTGGCCGAAAACATGGGCCTTGATTTCAAAAACGCCTCTCTTGAGGTTTCGTTCAATGTCACTCGTGGATGGGTCGCACGATGAGCCTTCTCAGTCAATTTTTCGGCGGTGCCAGCGGCTCTCAGAGCAACAAGCCGCCTGCTACACCGATCCTTAGCCGCATCTTCTGGTCATCTGACCAGCTCGTTATTCCGCGCGATGGCTGGTATCAAATCGTCGGAGTGGGGGCAGGTGGGTCTGGCGGTTTGGCTCTCCTCCGCGGTAGCGCCGTACTCTCGTGTTTGGCTACGGGTGGGGCAGCCGGTGCGGACATGAAGGATGTTTACTGGCTCACCGCTGGCACGACCGTCACCGTAGTAGTTGGTGCGGCCGGGAGCGCGGTCAATCCGGTTTCTAACACGACGAGCCAAGGAATAAACGGCATTGCAGGCGGTACGACCACCATTCAGATCGGTAGTCGACCTCTGATCACCTTGGGAGGGGGAGAGGGTGGAAAAGGCACCCTGATGAGTTCCACTCTGACTGGTGCACAGCCCGGTACTGCAACTGGCCTCTCGTATACCCCTCAGAAGGCTGGAAGGAGTGGAGACATTGACGTATCTGGTTCCGGTGGAAGCACAGTACGTGTGGTCGCTACGGGCGGTACCGCGCCGAATGTAATAGGCCGATCTGAAACAGACCTTAAAACGGGAAGCGTGACACTCTCCGTCTCGGCGGGGTCCAATGTTGTCGGTGTCGCCACGGGAGGTGGTTCACCAGGGGGCGGATCGGCCGATGTCGTCACAACCTCTCCCGGAAATCGCGCCACAGGTGGTGGTGGTATGGGCGGGCGTGGCACTGGAGAAGGAAGCAGCGGTGCTGGTCCGGATATCTTCGGGAACACCTCGACGAGCCCGGTAGCAGCACCTTCCCTAAGCCCGTTCAATCTGAGCCAATTCCTGTTCAATTTGTTTGGGAATGGAGGCGCTGGATACACCAGCGTTCCGGTCGCGGGGGCATTGGACTTTTCAACGTCCCCAGGTGGAGCAGTGGGGGGGCTTGCCACTAACTCGTCACAGTCAAATTCCTCGGTCACTGGTTTTAAAAGTGGGCCGATGGCGGGCGGCGGGGGACTTGCGGCTACTGGCCGTAACACCTCTACCTCAACGCTGGGTGCAGATGCAGGTTTTGGTGCGGGTGGGGGCGGTGCCGCCATCCATGTGGGCAGCGAGAGCGGAAGTATCAACGGCTCTTCGTTCGCGTCGGGGAAAGGCGGTGCCGCCTTCGTCATGATTATGGAGCTGTAATGCCTACGTTCAAGATCTTCGATGAGCAAGGCGCCCACATCAATACGATCGTGGCTGACTTGGCCTTCGTCCAGGTTCATTTTCCCGATCGCTTCGAGGAGATCGCCACCCCGCTGTTCACCTGGGACACCGTGGTGGATGGGCGGTATTGGTGGATCGGTGTGGGGGCGTTCTACGATCGGTTTGCCGGCGCCAAAATCGCAGTACTCGCGCGCGCCGACCCGACGATCCAGGCCATGGTCCGCGACACGCAGATCCGCCAGTACATCGATCTCAAGCGGACCGACGTCGGCCAGCTCGTCGCCTACATCGCCGAGGCCGTGCCGGAACTGACGGAGGCGCTGGCGGATTCGATCCTCAACGCGCCGACGACCGACGACGAGCGTTTCGTGAAAGGCCTTCCGCAACCCGCCGACGCATAGCGTCGCCGCTGCATCAAACCATGCCGCCCTTCGGGGCGGTTTTTTTTGGCCCATAGGAGCGAGACGTGACTGAGCGTCGACAACTTCCACCGGACATCCCGACCGCGGCGCAGGTGGCTCAGCTCATCGAGCGCGTCGGGAATCAGTCCGAGGACATCAAGGAAATGAAGGCTTCGGTGGCCCAGATCAGCCAGGCGCTCCTCATCGTGACCGGCATGCAGCGCGACCTTGCCCACATTGACGAGAAGGTACGGCAGCTCTTCGCGATCTCCGACCAGCGCGGGCCGCTGCTGGCGCTGCAGGACAAGCGAGTGACCGCGCTGGAGCGTTGGAACAAGGTGCTGGGGACGTTGGCCCTCTCCTGCATCGGCGTGGTGGGGTGGGGCGTCCAGCGCATCGAGTACCTGTACCAGATGGACAACCGCATCGCGATCCTGGAGCTGCTCGTGGGCGGCAAGCAGGTAGAACAGGTCTTCGGGGCGCCTCGCAGCTCCGAGCCCAAATGAACTGAGGCACCAGATGAAACTTGGAACCAAAATTGCGGGTGGCGCTGCGGCGCTCGTCGCCTCCGGCGCACTGGCGCTGCTCTCGAATCCTCTCAGCACCTTCCTCGGTCGCTGGGAGGGGACCGGCCAGAACGTCGTGTATGCCGATCGACTGGCGGGAGGCTTGCCGACCGTGTGCAAGGGCATCACCAAACACACGAGCCCCTCGCCCGTGGTGGTGGGTGATTACTGGTCGCCGGAGCGATGCGCTGAGGTTGAGCGCATGGTGGTGGAGAAGGACCAGCTCAAGTTGGCCCAATGCATCAACGTGGTCATCAGCCAACCCATCTTCGACGCGCTCAGCAGCCATGCGCACAACGTGGGCGTGCCGTCGACCTGCGCGAGCCGAGCGGTGGGTCTCATCAATGCCGGGCGGCTGGCTGAAGGGTGCAACGCGCTGGCGAACGCGCCGGACGGGTCGCCCGTGTGGTCGTATGTGAGCGGGCCGAAGGGGCAAAAGGTATTCGTGCAGGGTCTGCGCAATCGTCGCCTGGACGAGCGGCGGCTCTGCCTGACGGGGCTGCAATGATCGCCCGCGCAGTTGGGCCGTATCTGATCGGTGCCGCCGTCATCGTGGCCGTGCTCGTCGGCGCGCGCTGGTATGGCGCCGGCCGGTACGACGCCGGCGTGGCCAAGGCCAACGCGGACCACGCCTTGGCCGAGCTGAACGAGTTCAAGACCCAGACCGGCCGCCTGGCCGGCATCGCCACGACCTTCGAGGCGTCCGTCGCCGAGCTGCGCGCCGCCGAGCCTAAGGTCATCGAGAGGTACACCCGTGTTGAAATCCAAAGCCCTTTGCCTGCTGGCTGCCGCATTGACGCTAACCGGCTGCAGCACATCAACGAAGCCGGCCGCCTGGCCAATTCTGCCGGCCAACCTGGCCCAGCCGTGCCAGCCGGTGCCAGAAGTGGCCAGCGATAGCTGGGACGACTTCGCGCGCAGCTACATGGCGCTCGCTGTCCAATACGGAGTTTGCGCTGCTCGGCACCGCTCCTTGGTGGAGTCGTGGCCTAGATAGAGACGCCACGCCCAGCTTAGCGTCGCGGATTGGCATGAGAATTGCTGTTAACCTAGGGTACGCGCCCCAGTCTTCACAACATAACGCTCAGCCGGCCGCCTCTTCGGGTCCACTGATACTCAGGACTCATGATGAAAGAGCACGCCGGAACGACGTTAGTCAGTACGTTGGAGATCATCCAATTTGACGTACTAAGCGCTATTTGGCGCATCGTCACTGTCGATGAGAAGAGTGGCGTTCTGCACTCGGTAGTAGAGAGTAAAAGACGCTACTCAAGCTGGACGGAGGCCAAAGCTGCAGGTGAAGAGGCCCTGCGGAATTTAAATCCAACTTGATCCTTCAGCTGTTTCTTGAGCCCCAAAAAAAACATCGCCGACTCTCGCGTCCAAGCGATAAGCCAGCGATCGTTTTTTAGGCCGTCTCAGGCCAAGCTTTTACAGTTCACGCAGGTAGAGTGCTGCGGCGAAAATGCAATACTCTTCATTGCTGAGGGCGTTGCTTTTGCGTTGCATCTTTCGCCCGCTTGCGCTCTTGCTCTTCGCGCTGTTCTTGGGTTTTTTGATCTTGCGGGCTGTTACCCGAATTCTTCGGGTCGACTTGATCCGTAGACTCCAAAGGGCCAAAACGTGTAGGGAATGTCATGATAAATACCTGTATTTTGTGAGTGGCAAATGCCACACTTTCACACTACGCTGAATCGAAGGCCAAACCAACGGATCAATTGAAACAAGCAGCGCGCTGCTGATTATTTTAAGGTTTTCTTGTTTGGCCGTCTGCGAACTAAAAATCTAGCCGGCGTAGTAAGAATTGTCTGGTGTCCACGGGTCAGCTTCTTCTCTAGTCGCAGTGTCGTTAGGAGCACTGCTCGACTTGATGAGTAAGTTCTGACGAGAGGAGAGGCCATCGGGGGCGTGACAAACCATCCGTTTCATGATCGCTTGTTGAATGGCTGTCGTAATGTAATTTATGAAGGGGAAGGGCATTGAGGTCCTGGTGAGCTGCGCGCGCCGCATTCCAGCGCGAGACGTCAGTGTGGCTGCGCTGAATTGGAAGGAAATTTGGTACGCAAGTGTGCCTCAAGAGATCGCCACGTTCTCTCTTTAACAGGAAGCATCTGACGGAACCACAGATGAGCGCACGTTACACAGGGCAAAACGGCGATGTGGTTGGAGTTCGCCCATAGGGTGGCAACCTTCCTGGCTTGCTGGCTTTCTGAAATCACTTGTTCAGCAGCGTGCATTTGATAGTCCAATGTTTGAGGTAAGCAATACAATCACGTGAGTGATTCATTGCTAGCCCAGGTTCGCGAACGAGCTGCCTCGCGGAAGGGGCGGATATGCACGGCGTACGGACCCCTATCGCAAAATTGCGTGTCGAAACTTACCCGCTGGTTTTGGTATAGGAGTGGGCGGCCGGGGTCTTCAATGTTCGCACTATGTGCAAAGAGATCGTTGCTGCCATCGTCCGGCGTGATGAAGCCGAAGCCACTTTGAATATTGAACCATTTGACAGTGCCTGTATTCATTTTGAATCTCACTTGTAAGGCGGCCCGCATATCTCATTCTGTCGATGTTTGGTTCATTCGGGAAAATGAGGGTGCGCATGCCGAGCGCCTTCGTCGCACTCCAAAATGGAACGGGCAAAGGCCTGATGCTAAGTGGCATCGCGCAACCTGGCTCAGGACGGGGGCTGAGCGGTAGCGCGTATTTGTCACCCCAGGTCGAACTGAATGTCGTTTTGGCGGGGATAGAGGAGTACGCGGTCGATGGTCCCGCGCGTCGTCGAAAAGTCGACGTATTTCCCGCTAGGTAAATGAGGTGCGTAGTCGCAGTTGCGGCCCCCTTCGAATGGACGGGTCCGCTGGACTACAGTACCCCGTCCGACTCCGTAGACATAGGCTTTAATTGAAACAGTTCAATCGCTACTTGGTTGCAAATAAAAAATGGCGAGGACTGCTGGATAAGCACCACGTTGGCCCCGTCCCTGAAATTCAGTCCCCTTGGGTATCTGCTGGGCTACAGAGTTAGTCTGGGGCGGTGTGGGCTATAGCGATGCAATCGAAATGTGGCAAGAAGCATGCGCTATGCTGGCCGCGCTCGAGCGCGATCGCGGTGGGCTGACGTCGCGCGCATTGACGGCCTGCTCAAGCAGCTCGCCCAGCGGCGGCCCGCGACCGCCGCAACCGGCCCAGGAGCTGATGGCGCCGGTGCCGACTGGATCGGCTTATTTGGAGAGTGTCTCGCCCGAGCTGAAAGTCTTGGGCGACGACTTGGCCGGGTGGGAGCAGATGCTGCGCGGTTCGCGGACCAAGTGAGCGGCCTGCAGAGGTATGTCCGCGCTCTTAATGTGGAAGGGGTTTAATAGAGGCATGATACTTACTTATATTCCGGGATCCCCAGGCCGGCACTGATATACGCTGAATGGTAGGGGTGTCCCTATATCGGAAAGCCATGAAGCTTCACCCGGCACTTCTTTCGTCAGCACAGTCGAAATCCTCCAGCCCAATACGATCAGCTTTTTCTGGCGCATCCTCACGATCGACGAGGATATCGGGCGAGTTCATTCCATCGCGGAGTCGCGCGAGCGGTTCACCACGTTCGCGTCAGCGCAAGCTGCGGGCGACCTCGCGTTGAGTGAGTTGGAGTTCGCATAAAAGGGCCTACCTCACGTGGGCCTGCTCGTGAAAGGTTTCAGCGAGATGCTGTTCCAACGTGGAGCGATATCGCTCCATCTGAGATGTCTGCTCATACCAAGCTTGGGCAGTTTCCTCAGCGGCCGTCTCATCGAAATTATTACAATGAGCCCACGTGGCGCCAATGGCGGCCGCTTGGTATCCAGAGATCACCATGGTGAGTGTGGCTGTAGGCGTCATCTTGGTCCTCGGTGGAGACAGACGGTAATTCTTGCTGCCGTTCGGAAAACGGTACTGCGGTGGCGAAACGTCTGCGAGCCTTCTTGCGAACTGTTGCATCATCCCGATCCGGTCCACCGCAACCACCATCCCTGGTAGTAGAGTTGGTTCTCGAGTTCCTCGAAGCCGGCAGGCATCATGCCGCGAGAGGCTGGTTGTGCGCCGGAACCCGAACACTGCCGCCGCTAGCTAACTTTAGCTCTCTGCCGCCGGATAGGCGTAGACTGACCCTGGGGATCACCCTTTCGGGGGATCGTGTCCGTAGGCGAGGCAGTGAGGGCTACGATGTGCAGCCAGATTAGCGGGTGAGGTATGGAAGCAATAGAGGCAGTTCCGGAGCAGCGCGCCGGTCGCAGGATGCGCGTGGTCGCCCATCTTTTGGACTTGATGGACACGCACGACATCTCCATTGAGGATATCCGCACTGCGTACAACGAGGATCTGCACGACGAGATGCGGGTCGCTGCCCAGTATCGCGATCCTGAGTCGGGCCAAACCTGGGCCGGCCGAGGGCGCCCACCCCGCTGGATCGTCGATGGTGAGGTGACGGGTGTGAGTCGGGATCGCTTCCGAGTTGAGTCAGCGCCCCGGGGACGGCGGGACAGGGAGCCGGGTAATACTTTCGGTCGCGGCTTACGTCAGCAAATCGCGCGCGACCATATTTCTGACATCGCGCATGGGTTAGCCCAAGGAGGGCATTTCGACTCCTTGACCATGGAACAGATCGCAAGGGCGACCGGGATCTCGCGTGCGGGGCTGTACAACCACTTCCCACTGAAGGAAGCCGTGATCGGGCACTGGGTGGATCGACGTCTGAGCGATGTGCTCGCAGCCGCGGTGGTGCCAGCGGAAGAGAGCGGCTCTGCAGGTGCGCGCATTCAGGCGATATGGTTGGCTACCGTGCCCTGGTGGGCCGAGCACGAGGATTACGCTGTGCCCTATCTGCATTGCTTCTTTTGCAAGCAGTTGAATTCAGAGCAAGCGATGTTCCCAAATAGCTTCGCGCCGCTGTATCAACGCCTTTTGCTGGGCGTGAATCTCGGTGCTGCGCGCCAGAGTCAGCCATTCGCCCGAGTGGCTCGACAACTTCAATTTGGCTACTTGGCCGCTCTAGCTGAATGGTCCGCCGAGGACGGGGCGGACCTGGGTGATGCACTCACCGGAACCTTGCGCGTGACTGGGTGGCTGGACTGATTTGACTCGTCCCAGTCGTTCTCGCGCAGGCGCTGCTAGTAGCTATGGGGGCGGATGGGGCGGGGTACAGCAACCGCATGGCGATGAAGACTGGATGAAAATTCAGCATATCGCCGGCTCGCGGCCTATGGTTTGGGGACGGCCTCAGCAGCTACCAACTTATCGGCGGGATAGCCCATCAGGAGGTCGCCGGCTTCCCGCGGCCCGGCCGCCAGCCAGTCGCCGTAGGCAGCCTCAGGCAGGATCACGACCATCCGTTTCTCGTCGTTCGGCTTGTGGTACTCGCGGAACAGCGGGTGATCGGCGGCGTTGATGGTGAGCATGGTGAATGACTCAACCAGCTCGCCGGCGGAATTCCAATACCGATCCCATAGCCCGGCCACGCCAAGAGGGTGGCCATCGGCGCGAGTGAAGCGGGTGGGCACGGCCTTGCCGGTGCGCCAGTCTGGCTCAAATACGGCCTCGGCCGGCACGATGCAATGCTGCCCCCGGCGCCAGGCGTTCCCGAAAGTGAAGGACTTGGCCGCGCTCTCGCTGCGGGCGTTGAACGTCGAGAGCTTTCCGGCCTTATCCAACTGCGCCGGATGTGTTCGCGCCGAGATCAGACCCCAGCGTCCCGCGACGGCCTCGCGCGACGGCACGGCCTCGTCGCCGGAATCCCATTCGACGGGGCGGCGTATGAAGAGCCCCTGGTAACGCGGCCACATGTCGGCGGGCAGCTCGACGGTGGGGCGGTGAGCGTCGAAGTACTTGCGAAGGCGCTCGGCGTTCTTGACGGCTTGGTAGTGGCTACACATTTCGCACCCTGTGCACAGCAAACAGGCCGCCCACGCAGATCGGCCAGCGGCGTGCCCCAATTGCTGCAACCGACACTCGATCTGATGGCGCCGGTGTTGACTGCATTGGCATATTTGGAGATTGTGCGTTTGTCAGAGGCTTCCATTGACAAGGATTGCTATCCAGTCCGGGCGTAGCTCCCTGAAGCGTTTCTGGAGTACGCGATCAAGATCCAGGAGATTGGTAGGCCACGTCGGCTCGGGCGACTTCAGCTGCCCGGGATCCTGACGTCGTTCAACTTCAGCGGACGCAGATAAGACAGACTCGCAGGCTAATCTGTGCCCCAAAAAGGCGAGTTCCGCTGCGATGTCCCGCATTCTGCGGCAGTCTAGCGGCTCTATTACTTCGTTCCCCATCACGCCCCAGTTTCTAATCATCCGATGCAGTTCTTGCTTCAGATGTCCGAACCGCGTTGCACGCACGACAACAATACCGGCCACGATGCCGGTACCCAGTCCGATCATAATGTTCAAGACTACGTTCGCCATGTGGGCCGCTCCTCAAGATAGGGGGAAATATTATGGCGCTGATGTAAAGACCCGGCGAAAACCTGCTCGTAGGGGTGGTTGCGCCAAGCCTCGGCTTGGCGGAATGCAGCCTCTAATACATGTTGCAGTTCGTGACCGGTCCGTTGTTCATGCACTGCATGCGCGTGGGCTTAGAAGGAGCTAGCACGGGCGGAGGGACATAATAGGTCGGCTGTTGCCGAGACTGCTGCATTTGCTGGTTTAGCTGCAGTTGCTGCGTCAGAGACATCATCTGCGCATTCTGCTGCTGCATTGCCATCAGATAAACTTGGATGTCGTAGGCGCTCATTGCGTCTCGATAACCCGTATCCGCGCCGCTCTTGTCTTGGCACATGATCCGAGTGTCATTCAATACGCGGTACCGTTCGCATGAAGCATCGCCGGCCATGTAATATCGGCCATTGACCAGATTGGGAGCGGGAGCCGTGGCACATCCGGCCAGGATAAGCAGTGCGGCGCTGGCCATCAACCTAAAACAAGCGCTTCGATTCAACACAGGTGGACCCAGTTGGTGATGCCCGATCGTGGGGCGCCTTTAACGGGAGCCTGAGCCGGGCGGGTGTGAGCGAGGTGTCTCCAAGTGTATCGTCTGTCAGCGGCTGTCACAATGGCGCTGCGCTATTGGGCCTTTCGTCGAGTAAGCCGGCTTTGCATAACCCTTCTTCCGTAGCCTAGAGATCTGCAGTCGTCGGATTGAAATTGCACTAAGAACTCGGCCAGCCGCGTTAGCGCGTCGCATCTCTCAGTCCGAGAGACCCCGAGCGATCGCAAATACGATTTTGCAGTGCTTCGGAGGTCGCGGGGGGGTGAACCGCCGGATCTGTGGGCCGTATCAACCGGAGGGGTGCAGCTTTCGAAATGGGGCCACGGGCAAGCCCTGCCAGCCTGCGCGCGCGAGGCAGGGTGGGGGAAAAGCTGACACAACGGGCACAAATCGCAGTACTTGCCACACTCGCCGCGACATGGAATTTGGTGTTAAATCAATGTCTTAGTGTGTGCGCGGCACTCGTGGTAGGTGACTCATAATCCGTTGGTGCCGAGTTCGACTCTCGGGGGGCCTACCAAGAAATCCTGCAACATCAGGTACTACAGCCGCCAGCAATGGCGGCTGTTTCGTTTCTGGCGTCTGGTGTGCCCGGTAGTGTGTCCTTTCTGCGCGGGCGGCTCTATCGGTTCGCGCCGAGGATCCATACTGCTGCACCCCTTTTGATGTGATCTCTGGCGTTGCGACAAGCACGTCTGTCGGGATCTGCATTCCTTTGGTGGAATATTCCTTCGGGGCTATAATTCCATGGACGCTAGAGGCAGGCGGTTGATAGCGTGGGACGTCGAGTTCACCGACGAGTTCGAGCACTGGTGGAACTCGTTATCGGAAAGCGAGCAGGAATCCGTGGCAGCCACGGTGGGCCTGCTGGAGTATCTCGGCCCGGCGCTCGGGTTCCCCCATTCGAGCGGCATCAAGGGCTCGAAGCACGAGCACATGCGTGAGCTCAGAACGCAGTCGGGTGGTCATCCACTACGCACGCTGTATGCCTTCGATCCGAGAAGAATCGCCATTTTGCTGATCGGCGGCGACAAGACTGGCAATGACCGCTGGTATGAAGAATTCGTGCCGCGAGCAGACAAAATCTACGACGCGCATTTGGAACAGTTGCGGAAGGAAGGGCAGAACAATGGCTAAGAAATTTGCAGCACTCCGGGCGGGTATGTCGCAGGAATCGCAGCTTCGCGCCACGGCCGCGACCGCAGAAATGCTTCGGGAGATGCCACTGCAGGAACTGCGTCAGGCCCGCGGCCTGTCCCAGAAGGCCCTGGCCGACATTCTGCACGTACAGCAACCGTCCATTGCCAAGATGGAGAAGCGGACGGACATGTACATTTCGACGCTGCGCAACCACATCGAGGCGATGGGTGGCCAGCTCGACATCGTGGCCCGCTTTCCGGATGGGGCAGTGCGGATCAGCAACTTTTCGGATTTGTCGACCACTGCTGCTGCTGGCGACTCAGATACCTGATTGCCCTGAGACCGGAAAGGTCTCAGGTTGAGCTAACCCGAATTGGTCCAGTCTGGCACCTTATTCCGGGTGCCTACAGGGAAATGTAGTCTGACACCTTATCGAATGAAATGTAGTCTGACACCTTATTCCGCGATTCCAACGTTCGCGCCACAGGGGGGCTATTGGGAGAAGCGGTGTGGAGCCATCTACTTATTGGTGCCTACAGTGAAATGTAGTCTGACACCTTATTCGGGGTGGGCCGATCAAGTGAACGGGCTGCAGGGCTATATCCGCGCGTTCACGCCGCGGGCGCATCGTTGACGTCGAACTGGGCGCCGATCGCTCGCATCTTCGACTCGATCTTTGCCAACTCACTTTGTGAGAGAGCTAAGCGTGCGGCGAGATGGAAGAGATTGGGAAATGGCATCTCGCGCGGCTCGGCGCCGCCCGTGTACTTGCGCCAGTGCTGCTCGCCGACACAGGCGAGGGCTGCCATCTGCTTGCCCGTGAGCCCGTAGGCATTCTTCAGAGCCTGCAGTTGTTCTGCGGTGGGTGCTTTGTAATCCATACGAGTCGATGGTGTCGGCTATCTGACCATTGCGCAGCACTGTTAGTGGGAGCCAACGCTCACCAACTTGCCATCGTCGAATGTGAAAGGTACTTGATTAAACCAAATCACATTCTCTTCCTTCTTGATAAAGGAGTGCTTAGTGGGAAGTCGTTCAGACGCGGCTTGCAGCTTCTGAACGACTTCGTCCTCCGGCATCCCTACCCAAGCGACCTCCAAAAGCACCTTTAGCTGTCGCGTCACAGCGGCGTTGAGATCGAAGCTCGCCGAAGTGTATGTCAATGTTATTGATCGGTCGATCCAGAGGTATGCAAAGAGAGCGCAGGCGCAAAGGGATAGCGTCAACGCGACAGCAAGAATTTTGGTTTTCAT